GATAACAGCTGACGATATTACAAACAGAAGTATACCAATATCTAATAGTATTATCTACGTAAAAAACGTTTTTCCTATTAGCGAAACAAGTTCTTCAGTTAGTATGTTTGATATTAAGTATCAACTACACCTGAATGATTTATATGATATGAGCTATGTTGGTGATCTTGTACACTATGAGATGCTTCAGCAATACATATCTTTGCTTGATATGAAGCTAAACGGATCAGGTACTTTTACCCGATATAATAGACATATGGATAAACTCTTTATCGATATGGATTGGGAAACAGAAGTTAAAGTAGGGGACTATATAGTAGTAGAGTGTCAAGCTATTGTAAGTCCTTCTACATATCCTGACGTATATAATGATATGTTCTTAAAGCAATATGCTACAGCACTAATTAAACAGCAATGGGGTGCAAACCTTATTAAGTTTGATGGTATGACAATGCCTGGCGGTGTTACTGTTAATGCTCGTCAGATATTTGATGATGCTACCGAAGAGCTAAATACAATTAGAGAGCAAATGCAATTAAATTATGAAACCCCTGTCGACTTCTTTGTAGGGTAACCCATGGCTACTAATGTCTACTTTTCGCAAAAGGTAAAGTCCGAACAAAACCTTTACGAAGACATCGTTATAGAATCCCTGAAAATGTACGGGCAAGATATTTATTACTTGCCTCGTGATGTTGTTCACGAAGATACTATACTTAATGAAGATGTAGAAAGCACATTTGATGCTTCCTATACTATTGAGATGTATATCGAGAGCGTTGATGGATTCGAAGGTGATGGGGACCTTTTATCTAAGTTTGGTGTAGAGATTAGAGACCAAGCCACCTTTATTGTTTCCAGGAGACGCTGGGAACAGCTTATCGGTATTCATAACAATGGCATTAACTCAGTTCGTCCTTCAGAGGGTGATTTATTATATCTTCCACTCTCAAAAGGCTTGTTTGAGATTCGCTTTGTAGAAGACGAACAGCCGTTCTATCAGTTATCTAATCTCCCTGTCTATAAGCTTCAATGCGAGCTCTTTGAGTTCTCTGGTGAGAAGTTTAATACTGGCCTTGAGTCATTGGATGACGCCATTAATAGTCAAGCTACCCCTCAGCTTAATATCCATCTTAGTACAGACAATAATGCTATTGACTTTATTATTGGGGAAAATGTTCAGCAAGAGATTACAGCTGGCTCTGGTGAATATATTACGGGCAACGTTGTAGACTTTAACTCAGTTACAAGAATCATATCCATAAACGAATGGGCTACTACAGACGGTAAATACCACGACTTCAATCTTGTTTCTAATTTAGTTGGTGTAACATCTGGAGCTTCGTGGGGCGTAACAGACGTGTATCAAATTAATGATACGTTAGATAAAGAAGCATTTGGAAACGATGATCAATCCCAGAATCAAGAGTTTGAAGCTGTTCAAAGTGATATTATAGACTTCAGTGAAAATAATCCGTTTGGAGACCTTGGTTAATGTTATCAGAACATTTTTATCACGCAGCTATACGCCGTACTATTGCAGCATTCGGAACTATCTTTAACGATCTAAAAGTAGTTCGTAAGGATGGTGATGGTGAGGTTAAAAGTATTACCCGTGTACCTCTAGCATATGGTCCTAAGCAAAAGTTTTTAGCGCGTATTGAAAGTCAGTCACAACTTGGTACAGTTCAGGGTGGTGTAGCTATTAAGCTTCCTCGTATGTCATTTGAAATTACTGGAATGACATATGATGCTGCTTCTCAAGTAAATAAGATGAACCAGCTTAAGCTAGGTACTATCTCTAATGGTACACGGCAAGCGGTATATACACAAACGCCATATAGAATGAATATTGATCTTTCTATAATGGCTAAGAATCAAGATGATGCCTTGCAGGTCGTAGAGCAAATACTACCTTACTTCCAACCTGACTACACAATAACAATTAAAGAAATACCAGAGATTGGTCTTAAGACTGACGTACCGATTGTATTAAATGCTGTTAATTTAACAGACGATTATGAAGGTGATTTTCTTTCTCGTAGAGCTATAGTGTATACTCTAAGCTTTGAATTACGTGTAAGGTTCTATGGTCCTGTCAAAACAAAGAATGTTATTCTTAATTCCTCAGCTGATCTAAATGACCTAGACACATTTGGTTTCTTAGAAGAGGTTGCAGCCATTGGGGATCAAGCTACGCTAGATATTAGTACTGGCATTGATGAAACAGACGATAATTTGATAACACCATGAAAATGAATAAAAGTGATATAGATGACGATTATGAATTTGCCCGTGCAAAGTACTATAATCTAGTAGATAAAGGTGATGAAGCTTTAGAGCTTATGATGGAACTAGCTCGTGAATCAGAGCATCCTCGTGCATTTGAAGTCCTATCTAATATGATGAAGCAAAACGCTGAGATCGCTGATCGACTTATGGAACTTCAAAAGAAAAAGAAAGAAGTAGAAAAGGTCGATGCAAATGCCTCAGCTTTACCTAATAGTATGACGCAGAATAACGTCTTTGTTGGATCTACATCGGATCTTCAAAGAATGTTAGCCTCTAAATTTGAAGAAAAAGCTAATGTCATTGAGTCTGAAGAATAACACAGCCGGCTACCTCGGCAATCCTAATGTTAAACGAGATGGTATAGAACAGAACTTCACTAAAGATGAAGTTACTGAATATGCTAAGTGCATGCAAGATCCTGCATATTTTGCTCGTAAATATATTAAAGTTATATCTCTCGATGAAGGGTTAGTACCTTTTGATCTATATCCCTATCAAGAAAAAATGTTTAAGCACTTTAGAGACAATCGATTCTCTATTGTACTTGCATGTCGCCAGTCTGGTAAGTCTATATCATCTGTAGGATATCTACTATGGTATGCTTGTTTTCATCCGGAAAAAACAATTGCTATCTTAGCTAACAAAGGTGCTACTGCACGTGAAATGCTTGCTAGGATTACCCTTATGCTAGAGAACTTACCGTTCTTTCTACAGCCGGGATGTAAGGCACTTAATAAAGGTTCTATTGAATTTTCAAATAACTCCCGTATTATTGCAGCTGCTACATCTGGCTCATCTATCCGGGGTTTATCTGTAAACTTACTCTTCCTTGATGAGTTTGCTTTTGTAGATGACGATGCAAGATTTTATACATCAACTTATCCGGTAATTGCAGCTGGTACTTCTACACAGGTTATTGTTACTTCTACAGCTAATGGTATTGGCAACGTCTATCATAAACTATACGAAGGTGCTGTTCAAGGAACAAATGAATTTAAGCATTTTAGAGTAGACTGGTGGGATGTACCAGGCAGAGATGAAGAATGGAAAAGACAAACTATATCGAATACCTCCCAGCTACAGTTTGATCAGGAATTTGGTAATACGTTTGTAGGAACTGGTAATACCCTTATATCGCCTGATGTGTTACTCGGGCTAATATCAAAAGATCCTATAAAGTATACTCCCAATACCCGGATCTATAAAGATCCAGAGCCTGGCCACGAGTACATGATGTTCGTGGACGTAGCCAAAGGTCGTGGACAAGATTATTCAACCTTTAACATTATAGACGTGTCTACAAGACCATTTGAACAAGTTGTAGTATTTCAGGATAACAACATATCACCATTACTATATCCAGATGTAATATATAAATATGCCAACATGTATAATGAAGCATATGTTATTATCGAAAGTAACGATCAGGGTGCTGTGGTTTGTAACGGATTATACTACGATCTTGAATATGAAAACGTGTATGTAGAGTCAATGATTAAAGCTAACTCGATTGGCGTAACTATGACTCGCAAGGTTAAGAGAATAGGTTGCTCGAATATAAAAGATTTAATCGAGCAAAATAAGATAGCAATACATGACTCTGAGACGATTATAGAGCTAAGTACGTTTGAATCACGTGGCAGCTCATATGAAGCGTCTAACGGCAATCATGACGACCTAGTAATGAATTTAGTTATGTTTGCTTGGTTTACTACTAATCAATTCTTTAATGAATTAACTGATATAGATGTTAAGAAAATGTTATATTCTGAAAGAGTTAGAGCTATGGAAGACGATATTGTTCCCGTAGGTATATTAGATGTTGAAAATGATAATTCTAGATATACTGTAGAGGATGGTCTTGTCTGGGAAAATGTGGAATTCTAATGAATAGAGAAGAGCTAATTAAGCAATACGAAATATATCATATGGAACGTAATACACAAGATTGCGAGATAAGGTGGCGCCATATTGATATGATATATGCATTAAACAAAAAGCTTAAACTTAAAAGCGTTCTTGATTACGGGTGTGGTCACGGTAAGCAGTGGACGGAAAGAAAAATACATAAAAAAATGAAAATCCCTGAATATGCTTTATATGATATAGCATATCCAGACTGGACAGAAATGCCTGAGGGTAAGTTCGATCTTGTAATATCTACTGATGTTCTTGAGCATATACCAGAGGGTGAGTTACTCGACGAAGCATTGGAAAATATATTCTCAAAGGCAAACAAAGCTGTTTTTCTAAAAGTTGGTACGACTCCAGCTATGAAGGTATTATCTAATGGGGAAAATGCTCACTGTACATTAAAAAAACCAGAAGAATGGAGATCTATTCTAGAAGCTCTTGCTAAGAAGTATGATGTTTATCTGTGGTTAGGTTTTAATGGCGAATAGCTAGAAATCCTTATATTATAAATAATGATTAGATTGAGAAAATTCGTATTATGTGTCATATAATAAATAGATTAATCTATCTTTTGAAAGAGGAATAAACATGGCTTTTCAAGTATCACCAGGTGTTCAGGTCAAAGAAATTGACTTGACAAACGTGGTTCCCGCTGTATCCACCTCGATTGGTGGTTTCGCTGGAGCCTTTAACTGGGGTCCTGTAGAAGAAGTTACAACTGTAGGTTCTGAAAAAGAACTCGCAACTGTCTTCGGTACTCCAGATACTAATACTGCCTCATACTTCTTAACTGCTGCATCATTCTTACAGTATGGTAATGCTCTTAAAGTTGTAAGGGTCGGAACAGACAATCTAAATGCTTCTGCTACTGGCGCAGGTATCTTGGTAAAGAATCAAGACGCTTACGATAGTATCGGTGTTGCTCTTGCATCTGAAGCATTTGTTGCTAAATTCCCAGGTACTTTGGGTAACTCACTACTCGTTTCTATCTGTCCTGCAGATGTTACAGTATTTACTAGTTGGGCGTATGCTAGTCAGTTTGATACTGCTCCAGGAACTTCAGATTATGCTGCATCAAAAGGATGCGTAAATGATGAAGTACATATTGCAATCATCGATGAAGATGGTTTAATAACTGGTACAAAGGGTTCAGTACTAGAAACTTTTGCATATGCTTCACAAGCTTCTGATGCTAAAGCATCTGACGGAACTTCAGCATACTACGCTAATGTTATTAATACATCGCGATGGGTACGTTGGGGAAGCCACTATGCTGTATTAACCCATGCTGGTGTTAATTCTGTAAATCATGCTGCTGATGGTACTTTATCAGTTGCAGGTGATTATCTTGACGGTGTTACAGCTGTTGCGATTACAGATTCGCTATCTGGTGGTACAGACGATAATGCTCCTACTACTGGTGAGATTACTACAGGTATCGCTCTATTAGGTGATGCTGAAACAGTTGATGTTAATCTTCTTTTCGGAATAACACAAGGCTCTGATATAGGTATTCCACAGGCTCTTCTAGCTACTGCAACTGATCGTAAAGATTGTGTTGCATTTGTTTCTCCTGATATCTCTGATACTGTAGGTAGTACTACACCTGCAGCTGACGTGGTAGAATTTGCTAATCAGTTGACCTCTACATCTTACGGTGTAATCGATTCTACTGCTCTTAAAGTTTACGATAAGTATAATGACGTATATCGTTGGATCCCCGCTTGTGGTCATATTGCTGGTCTTTGTGCCAACGCAGACAACGTAGCAGATGCTTGGTTCTCACCAGCTGGATTCACGCGTGGTCAATTACTTGGAGTTACTAAGCTGGCTTTTAATCCTACACAAGCAGATCGAGACACGCTTTATAAAGCACGTGTTAATCCAATTGCTGCTTTCCCAGGACAGGGCATTGTTCTTTATGGTGATAAGACTGCACAAGCTAAGCCTTCTGCATTCGATCGTATTAATGTACGTCGTCTATTCATCGTCTTAGAAAAAGCTATAAGCACAGCTGCTAAATATCAATTGTTTGAATTTAACGACGAATTCACTCGAGCTATGTTCCGTAATATGGTAGAACCATTCCTACGTGATATTAAAGGTCGACGTGGTATTACGGACTTTGCGGTTGTATGTGATGCAACGAACAACACTGGCCAGATTATTGATACGAATCAATTCGTAGCTGATATCTACATTAAGCCAGCACGTTCTATTAACTTTATCACATTGAACTTTATCGCTACTCGTACCGGCGTTGAATTCTCAGAAATCGTCGGACAATAGGAGAGATAAAGAATGGCTATTTTAGGCGTAGATGACTTTAAGTCAAAATTAACAGGTGGTGGTGCTCGTTCAAACCTATTTAAGGTTGAGATGGGTTGGCCAGCTGGAATCGCAGCGGGTGCTGCTGAATCAGAAATTGGTGGATTCCTTATTAAAGGCGCTGCATTACCTGGTTCAACTATCACTCCTATTACAGTTCCTTTCCGAGGACGTCAGCTCCAAATTGCTGGAGATCGTACATTTGAGCCTTGGACAATTACTGTAATTAACGATACAAACTTTGTATTACGTAATGCATTTGAAGAGTGGATGAACCTCATCAACAATCATAATGCAAATACAGGTGCTACTGATCCGTCTGAGTACTTTGCAGATGCATCAGTATATCAGTTAGATAAAAATGGTGAGAACCTTAAGGGTTATACATTCCGAGGCTTATGGCCAACGAATCTATCAACAATTGAAGTATCTTACGATTCAGAAGGTATTGAGGAGTTCACTGTAGAGCTTCAGGTCCAATACTGGGAATCAGATACAACATCTTAAGGCCATATAGATAATAGTAGGAGGGGAGTTCATCTCCCCTCTTATTATTCATTGGAGAAAAGAAATTGGCAGAATTATTTGGTTTCGAGTTTAAGCGTAAAGAGCAAGATAAGGAAGAATCGAAAAAGAAATCCTTTGTTGCTCCACTAGAAGACGACGGTTCTAGTTACGTCCAAGCTTCAGGTGGTCATTTTGGTCAGTATGTAGATCTTGATGGCGGAGATGCTAAAAACGAAGTTGATATGATTCGTCGATATAGGGACTGTGCGCAACAGCCAGAATGTGATGCTGCTATTGAAGATATTATTAATGAAGCTATTGTATCTGACTCTACCTCTGCTCCAGTCGATCTAATTACTGACGATTTAGAACAACCTGATAACATTAAAAAACTTATCCGTGAAGAATTTGAATCTATTGTCGAGCTGCTTCAATTCAATCACTATGGGCACGAAATATTCCGTCGATGGTATGTTGATGGACGTTTATTCTATCATCTTATAGTAGATGAGAAAAGTCCTAAGAAAGGAATCTTAGAGATTAGACCTGTTGATCCTACAAAAATTCGTAAGGTCAAAGAAGTAAAAAAAGAAAAAGATCCTAATACCGGCGCTGAAGTAGTTACAAAAGTAGATGAATACTACGTATATCAGGATACATCTCTTATTAAAAGTAATCAAGGTGTTAAGATTTCTAAAGATGCAATCCAATATACTACCTCAGGATTGCTAGATCCAAGCCGTACAAAAGTTCTTTCATACTTGCAGAAGGCTATTAAGCCTGTAAACCAGCTACGTATGATGGAAGACTCATTGGTAATCTATCGTTTATCAAGAGCACCAGAACGTCGTATATTCTATATCGACGTCGGTAACTTACCTAAGGGTAAGGCAGAAGAATACCTCAAGAACATCATGAACAGTTATCGAAACAAACTAGTCTATGATGCAAACACAGGTGAGGTAAAAGACGATCGCAAGCATATGTCTATGCTAGAAGATTTCTGGCTTCCCCGGCGTGAGGGTGGCAGAGGTACAGAGATTACTACTCTCCCAGGTGGTGAGAATCTTGGACAGATCGATGATATTATTTACTTCCAAAAGAAACTATATAAATCATTGAATGTACCGGTTAATCGACTGGATCAGGAATCACAGTTTTCTCTAGGAAGATCTACAGAAATCTCTCGCGATGAAGTTAAGTTCCAGAAGTTTGTTAATCGATTACGTAAGAAGTTTTCCTGGTTATTCCTTGATCTGTTAAAGACCCAGTTAGTACTAAAAGGTGTTATAACTGAAGCAGATTGGCGAGAAATAAGAGAACAAATCTCAGTAGACTATATTAAGGATTCGCATTTCTCTGAATTAAAAGATGCAGAGATAATGAGGGAAAGAATCGGCATGCTAACCGAGCTTGATCAGTATGTTGGTACATACTTCTCTATGGAGTGGGTACGAAAGAATATTCTTATGCAAAGCGATGAAGACATCGAGTCTATGAAAGAACAAATTGAGACAGAAAGAGATTCTGGGGAAATACCAGATGAAGAGGATCTTTAAGACCTAAATTTGTATAAATACAGTATAAGGAAGAGATTATGAGTGATATCAACGATTTTATTAATGCTTTAGACAGTGGGGATACAGCGGAAGCAAATAGTATGTTTGCAGCTGCAATGAATTCTAGAATTGGTACTGCATTAAATACGAAAAAGGTAGAAATGGCCAATCGTGTTTATAATGGTATAGAAGACTTAGGACAAGAAGATGCTGACATTCAAGACTCTGAGATCGAATCTAACTGAGGCAGCTGGTAAAACAGTTAAGACCTTAAAAGTTGGTAAGAAATCAAAAGCTATTATCTCCAAAGCAGGTTCTAAGTATGCAGTCCATATTGATGGGGAATTACTAGACGATAAGTATAAGTCTGCAGAAGAAGCAGAGAAATCAGCTAAAGAATTTGCTGACCTCATGGGAGCATAAATGAAGCTTATAACAGAACATTTAGAATCGAACTTAGAGTATATTGTAGAAGCTAAAGATGGCAAAAAGAATGTTGTCATTGAAGGCATCTTTATGCAAGCTGAGTCTAAGAATCGTAATGGTAGGATCTATCCACGTGATGTGATGGAAACTGCCGTTAATAAATATGTAACAGAACAAGTTGCTACTGGTCGTGCAGTTGGTGAATTAAATCATCCTGACGGACCTTCTATCAACTTGGATAAAGTTTCACATCGCATTACCGACCTCAGGTGGGAAGGAAATAATGTGATAGGAAAGGCACTCGTATTAGATACTCCTATGGGTCAAATCGTTAAAGGTTTGGTCGAGGGTGGTGTTCAATTGGGTGTTTCTAGTCGTGGTATGGGTACACTTGTGCAACGAAACGGAGTAAACACCGTAGGTAGGGACTTTGTTCTTGCTACTGTGGATATTGTCCAAGACCCCTCAGCTCCTGAAGCCTTTGTTAATGGAATTATGGAAGGTGTTGAATGGATCTGGGACAATGGCATACTCAAAGCGCAAGACGTTGAAAAATATGAGACTGAAATTAAAAAAGCATCTTCTCCTAACTTGGCGGAAGCCCAGTTAAAGGTGTGGTCAGATTTCCTCTCAAAACTTTAACTCTAGATTATTAGGAGTAACAAAATGTCTGAAGAGACCAAAATAGAAGATCTGGATCTCGTCGAAGACGTAACTGAAGTACAGCTCCATGATGAAGCCCTCGTTGAAGACGTTGAAGTTGAGACCGAGGAAGCTATCGTGGAAGATGCCGAAGAAATTGTTGCAGAAGAAGTAGACGAAGAATTGGTAGCTGAAGAAGCTATTGAAGAAGCAGCTACTGCCGAAGCACCTAAGACTAAGGCAGGCATTATTAATGCCATGTACAAAGAAATGTCTAAGATGAGCAAAGGCGATCTAATGGCCGCATTTGATAAAATGACTGCCAAAGATGACGAAGAAGACGAAGAAGAAGATGAAGAAGATATGGAAGAAACTAAGGGTAAAGTTAAGGAGTCTTATGACTTCCAAGCTGACTTAGAAGCTCTTGTATCATCTGATGATCTTTCTGAGGAGTTCCAGGGTAAAGCAGCTACAATCTTTGAAGCAGCTGTTAAAACTAAAGTAGCTAGCGAAATCGATCGTCTAGAGGCAGAGTATACTCAGTCACTAGAAGAAGAAACTGCTTCTGTTAAGTCTGATCTCGTAGAAAAGGTAGATGGTTACCTTAACTATGTTGTTGAGAACTGGATGGAAGAAAATCGCGTTGCTATCGAAGCTGGTCTTCGCACTGAAATCGCTGAGTCATTTATGGGTGCACTCAAAGGTGTATTTGTTGAGCATTACATCGATGTTCCAGAATCTAAGGTTGACTTGGTCGATGACCTAGCCGATCAGGTTGTTGAGCTCGAAGAAGTACTTAACAAAGAAACTGAAGCTAACATTCGTCTGAATGAGTCTATCCAAACATTCCAACGATCAGAAATTATTGCAGAATCGACAAAAGATTTGGCAGCTACAGAAGTTGAAAAACTGAAAGAGCTCGTTGAAGATGTAGATTTCGAAGATATAGATACTTTCACAAAGAAGGTAGCTACATTGAAAGAATCTTATTTTGCAAAACCAGTTGTAACAAACCAAGAAGAACAGCTTGCTGAAGACACAGATGATCAGGTAGAATTATCTCCTATCATGTCTAAATATGCTACTGCTCTTTCAAAATCTTTAAAAAAGTAAATCAGGAGTATTACCTTAATGTTTAATTCAGAGCAAATCCAGGAAAAATGGGCGCCTATTCTCGAGCACTCAGAGATTCCTACAATTCAAGATAGCTACAAGAAGAGCGTAACTGCAGTACTTCTTGAGAACCAAGAAAAAGCACTAGCTGAAGAGCGCGGTGCAATGGGCTTCATGACTGAAACTGCTGCTAACGCTACTACTGGTGGTACTGGCAACATGGCTAACTGGGACCCAGTCCTGATCAGCCTCGTTCGTCGTGCAATGCCTAACCTTATGGCTTACGACGTAGCTGGTGTACAGCCTATGTCTGGTCCTACTGGTTTGATCTTCGCTATGAAGAGCAAGTACACTTCACAGGCTGGCGCAGAA